TGCCTGATGACGTATCAATGTTTTGCGCCGTGAATGTTTTAAATGCGTTTGCCATTTTCCTATCCTAACGCTATTGCAAATGCCAGCGAGTTATCTGTTAAATTTACTGCACCGCCAGTTGCATCATTAAATATCATTTTCTCCGCAGGCAATGTGCAAAATATTGTTCTAGTGCCAGACGACCAACTAACAGCGTTATCTGAATTGCTGGACTGCAATATAGTGGTACGAGCAAGAGTTGTCCCGGATAAGGTAAAAGTCCCAATGCCTGTCTCAAAATCAGTGCCATCAGTGCAGGTGTAATAGGTTGTATTACCGTCACCCACTTGACTAAAAGGCTCAAAACCAGTCAAAGCACCAGCTAACGTATATGTGCCAGTGCCTGTGGTTGTGGTTGTCTCTTTGACACGATCTTTAAGTACAAGGGTCATTACTTCAACTCGATTGACAAGTTCCCTGCGTTAATACGGAATATATCGCCAACTGCTATTGTCTTACTTGCATCCAATGTACCAACAAACAGAATGTTTGAGCCATCAAAGGTCAACAGTACATTATCTGAAATTGACACAGCAGTATCCAGAGCAATACTGGTCTGGCTATTTACTGTGGCTACTCGCACGACCCCGCTGATGCCGGTTCCTGTAACTACATCGCCTACAACAATTGTTCCGTTGTTTGCGTCAACCGCCACATTGACTGATGAGCTAACCGCACTATTAACAGTTGCTGTAGCAATGTTCTTGTCCGCTATAAAAGCTGTAGTAACCGTGTAAGTAGAGGCGGTTCCAGCGGCTGCTGCGTACTCAACATTGTTGTCGTTGATAACTCGTTGAGTGTCACAAACAACAACGGCTGATGCACTGTGCGCGGCTGCGGTGGTGCTGGATGTTCCCCGCGTACCACCTGTAAGAGTGTTTGTGCCGTCAAAGTTTAACGCCACACCATCACCAATGGAAACTGCTGAACTCAAAACAATGTTGTTTTGGTTTGTGACAGTAATCACTCTAACTGTACCAGATATACCTGTTCCGGTAACAACCATACCAACAGTAATAGTGCCGCTGTTCCCATCGACCGCTACGTTGGCTGATGAGCTAACTGCACCGTTTGTATTTGCGGTAGCTGTGCCATCTTTACCAGTGAAGGTGATGATTTCATCACCAACAACAACAGCGCCAGAGGACGGAAACGCTTCCGCGTCTGTCAGTATGACTTCTGTTGCGCTGCTCGTTAGAGCAACCGCTACTGTTGTTGCTGACTGTTTCCAGTTTGCTGCGGTGACTTGCTGCCTTGTATAGTTGGCATCGTCTGTGTCTACCTGTACTTCTGTAACATTTCCAGCCTCCGCGTTTGTCACGGCAGTTGCTAGGCCAACATATATATCGTTATTTGGCGTAGCAAAAGAGAGCGAGTTGTTCTTAAATATGAAGTCAAGAACCCTTCTCTCTAGGTAGTTGGTTGCTGCGTTTGATGTTGCCATCGTTCTTACTCCTGTTTAAGTGCGTGGCCTATCAGGTAGACCTCTCCTGTAGGCATCACTATTCTCTCTAGCTTCAGCCAAATCCTTCAAGCGTTGTATTTCCTGCATGAACCTTTGCTCATACAGTTGCATCATATCCTGTTCACCCTTCATGTAAGTATACGCTTCTACAAGTGAACCGTAAAGAAGGGCATTGGGAGCGTTGGTACTGAGCCAAGTGTTGGCTGTACCTGCACCAGCCGTGATGCTGGCTGGTCTATAATAATAATGAAGCTCAACCGTATACGTCTGATCTGGTGTAGGACCTACAATAAAGTTATCTATATCAAAAATACCATAGTATTTTGGGACAGCATTACTGCCATAGTCAATTGAGTAACGCTGGATAAAGTTTACATCCTTAATATCCAAGAACTCTTTATAGTTGGCTGTTGTAACCTGAAAGGAAAAAGGTGCTAAATAATCGTTAGGAACATTTAAGTAAGGATCACTGGCTGTTAACTGTGAGGTGGCATTTTTCCTAAATAGTTCTAAGTCAACCAGTGTGAAAATACGGTCTTCTGCGCCACGGATAAACACAGGAAGATTATTTACAAAAGAGGTCTCCTCGTTCTCTGTAAAGTCTTTAACTGCGTTTTGTAGCTCTGTGTATGTAAACGACATTTCACCTGCTCACTATACTATTGTTATNTTGCCNACCATACNGCTATGGTTNGTGCACTGATACACTAAAGAGGTATCGCTTGGCTCATGCGGAACAATAAACTGTGTNAACCCGGTTGTAGAATTGTAGTTATCTGTCACCCCTGTTGTAAAAGCAGAGCCGCCATTNGATGTTCTNATCTGCAAAGGATGGCTACCCACATTAGCTGAGTTGTCAATTAAGTATGTATGCCCTTTGTAGAAGGTAAAGTTTGGGTTGTTTCCTGAAGTAGCGCCCGGACCAGTAAATGTATAGGCTGTGCTTCCGTTAACGCCAGCGGTATACTTTGTTACGGGACCAGTAGATTCGTCATTTAATCTAGTCCAAGCACCGCCATGAGCAAAATACAGACCACCTGTAGCATGAACATGAGCAACAGCGCCATGATAGGTTGAGGCACTGGGTAAATCGCTCAAAGCTCCGTAGTAGAAAACAATCTTGTTCGCGCCTTGGCTAACGTCAAGAACACCGTTTGTGTCGATAATATCTGTAAGCGTGGTTCCATTACCTAACGCACTGTAGATCTCATCGAAGTTATCGTTTATCTTGTCCGCACCTGCACGAAGGGTATCACCCGTTCCATCATTAGCTGATGTTCCAATTCCTACTGCTTGTTTTGCCATTTAAGCCTCGTCAAAAGTCTCGCTTGCCGAATCGAATGTAACACTTATCGAATCAAACGTCGATGATGTTGTTGCCACGCCAGCGGCAGCGGTTACAACGCCACCCCCGCCTCTTATGCCGCCAATGATTGCTGTTTCGCCAGTAACTGTAATTGTGTACGAATTGGCATCAACAACGGTGATTGTGTACCCAGCAGCTTTGTTTAAGACGGTTGTGGAAAAACCGTCAAATGCTTGTGTTTTACGGAAAATAACAACATTGGATGTGCTGCGTCCATGAGATGGTTCAAACACAGTAATCACAGAAGAACCCGCACTTCCTGACTGAAAGGGGTTCATTATTAAAAGAACCTGACCAGCTATCTCAGTGGCTGTGTCCGGTCTAGGTTGTAAAAGAGCTTGTGGGTCTGGCCCTATTCTGCGTGGATTTAGTTGTGGGTGTTTTCCCTCGTACTCATCTGGTCCGACTTTAAGACCGTTCCACTCAACCAGCATCTCCGCAAGACGATACCGAAACCCGGAACGATCCGAAAGACCCCAAGCCCTTTTACCAGATGCGTGTCTTGCCATTAAATAACTCGAAGATATTGAATACTTGGCTGAAGTTTCAGCGGCACCCTGTCCTCGTCCTCATCTGCTGCACGTTGAAATTCTTCTTCGTACACCGACTTTAAAAGCTGAATTCTATCCGGGGCTTTCTTCATCGCGACGTAATAAGCTAGACCCGCAACCATACAAGGATAGAACCGAAACGGTGCGTCATTAGTGTTTACCAATGTGTCAGCGTCATCCATTCTCTGCACAAAATAGTAAATTAAAGTATCTGTGGAGCTATCCGGGGTAGGCCACAGCGTCACCTGTGGCAGTGTTTGACGATTGTAGAAATACTGACTTGGGCGGCCTTCTGTTGTTTTTGCAGGGATCGTTAAGTAATCACCCCTAGACATCCGCGACAACTCAAAGTCTGTACCACTGCGACGTATTACTACTTCCAACAAATCCGTATAGTCTGATGTAAATGTGTATGTAGCTGTGCCTGATGTCAGAGCCTGTGTGCCCTGCTTGACTGTCCACAAGTTAAGACCTCTGTTAGCCCAATCGGCGAACATTAAGTTAAGAGACCGCCTTGCTGTTTTAAAGTCATAACCAGTACGAGCCTCTAACCCGCACCGCTCATACGCCTCTTCAATAATTTCAGCGACGTTTAGCTCGAAGTTTCTGGATCCTGAAAGAGCCATTATTTTTTCCTTCTTAAAGATTTTACTCTGCGTGGCTTACCCGCTGGCTGTCCTAGTCTCTTCTTTTGTGATATTCTACTACGTTTTTCTGCTGCTGTCATTTCTTTGGATGTTTTGGGGGTCTTAGAAGAAACCCGCTTTGAGGGGCGGCAATATGGAGTACCCCGTTTTTCACCCTTGCGACGCCCACACGCTTTCCCCGTGGAAACATCTTTCCAGTCCTCTTTGAACCACCGTTTAAGGGCCGCTCCCTTTTTAGTCTTTCGTACTGCCATATCTCATCCATACTTACTGAATAACTGCAAACAAATAAACAAATAAACCGATAGAAATAACTATGATAGTAGCAACAAGAACAATTTGCTTCATCATTTCTTCAAATTCTCTGGACGCTTGTATCTTTCGCCTACGTTCTGCCGCCGCAGCCTCTTTTGCCTCTAGTATCCTTTTTTGTCGTTCTTCTAAAATATTCTTCCATGTATCCGGTCCGAAGCGCATATTCACCAGAGTAGCTACTTCTTGTAGCTTTTCCGCTGCTAACTTAGCGTCGATCATCTCACGAGCAACGGACTCTACACCAAACTGATCTGTCAGCCCAACGCCAGATTTTTTATTCCTAGCCTCGTTTACCTGCTTTTGACCTGTAAACAAAGCATC